ACAAACAGAGAAGGAACTACCTGAGTTACCTGAGTATGGAACATTAGATCCAAACGACGTTATCGACTCAGAGTATTACTTCGCATAACAAGGAGATAAAAACGAGATATGAACGTAATCACACCAATAGGAACCACACGCTACTGCTACCTTAAAAACCCATCTACGGGTGAGTTTGACGGGGAGCATGGATTGTATCGTTGCGAGTTGATGCTCGACCAAAAAGATTGGGAAGCATTAAAGCTTGAGATCAAACCAGCGTTTGAGCAGTACATAGAAACCGAGTCACAAAAGAAAGGTAAAGCTCAGAAAGAAGCCGTTACACCATTCAAGATTGATGACGAAGGTCAGCACTACATCAAGACAAAGCGTAAAGCAGCTTACAATATGAAAGCTAATAAGCGTGATGTCGAGGAAGGTAAAGCCGTTAACATCGGAGATCCTGTCGTTGTTCCAGCCGCAACTACTATGTTTGTAGACGGTCAAGCACAACCGATTAAGAATGATGTACCTCTAGTTGGATCGGGAAGTAAAGTAAGGATTGGACTAAAGGTAAGGTTTTGGAATGTAGGCGCTCATGGATGCGGTATGACATTGGAACCTATATCTTGTCAGATTATTGAGTTAGCCGAAGTCGGAGCTACGGAAAGCGTTACCGGTTTTAAAGCTGAGGAACAAGCTTACAAACATGGCGGTGAAACATACGAGTTCAAAGAAGAACCAATAACTAATGAGGAAACGAAGGAAGAAGCGAAACCACTCGCAGCAGACTTCTAAATTTCGTTCAGGATTTGAAGCAAAGACCGCCAACTATTTACGGCGGTTGGGCATCGAGTTCGAGTACGAAAGTTTAAAGGTCTCCTATATGCGGGTAGCAACATACACGCCTGACTTTATCCTACCTAATGGAATCATTGTTGAGACCAAAGGGTTATGGGTAAGTGAGGATAGAACGAAGCATCTGCTTATCAAGGAACAGCACCCCGAACTCGATGTCCGTCTTTGCTTTCAAAATGCATCAAATAAAATACGCAAAGGTAGTAAGACTACTTACGCTATGTGGTGCGAAAAGAAAGGAATAAAATATTGTGATAAAACTATACCAAAATCATGGCTGAATACAAAGAAATGCACACGCCGTGTACATCCTGTGGTTCAAGCGATGCCCGATGCGTCTACGTAGACAACTCGACATATTGCTTTAGCTGTCAGGAATCCACACAACCCAACAAACGAATGGAACCACAACAAGAACAACCCAATAAACCACCAACAGCATTCATTACCAACGGAGAATACACCGACCTTACAAGGCGGAACATAACTGAAAAGACTTGTAGGAAGTGGGGCTATCAAATAGCGACTATTGATGGCGAACAAGCACAGGTCGCAAACTACCGCAGTCGAGACGGTAAGTTAGTAGGTCAGAAAATCAGATTCGCTAACAAATCGTTTAAAGTTCGAGGTGAGTTAGTAGGACTATATGGTCAGCACCTATGGCGAGATGGTGGTAGACGAGTCGTTGTAACCGAAGGTGAGATCGACGCTCTTTCCGTGAGCCAAGCTTTCGAGAACAAGTGGCCCGTCGTTTCCATCCCGCATGGAGCGCAGTCAGGAAAGAACCATGTCGCACAAGCACTCGATTGGCTCGAACGATTCGACGAAGTGATCTTCATGTTTGACATGGACGATCCAGGACGATCAGGAGCGACTGAATGTGCGGCGTTATTATCGCCAGGTAAAGCGAAGATAGCTGAACTACCGTTGAAAGATCCGAATGATATGCTGGTAGCTAACCGGTCAAAGGATTTAGTAGACGCAATATGGCAAGCTCGTGACTACCGACCTGATGGTATCGTCGGTATGGAAGAGTTGTGGGATAAGATCGTAGAAGTTAACAACGCCGAGACAGTTCCGTATCCATACTCGCAACTAAACGAGAAGACACACGGGCTTAGACGCGGTGAGTTGGTCACGCTTTGTGCGGGTTCAGGGATCGGGAAGTCATTATTCTGTAGGGAGATAGCATATAATTTACTACAGGAGGGACAGACCGTAGGATACATAGCGTTGGAAGAGAGTGTCAGGCGGACAGCGTTAGGCATCATGGGCTTACACATAGGTAAACAACTACATCTTGAAAACGACGTTCATCACGAAGCTTTACGACCTGTCTTTGAAGAGACGGTAGGAAACGGACGCTTCTATACCTACGATCACTTCGGGAGTTGTGACTCGGATAATCTATTAAACCGCATCAGATACCTATGCAAAGGACTGAGCTGCAAATGGATATTCCTTGATCATCTCTCGATTGTTGTCAGCGGTTTTGACGGCGATGATGAACGACGATTGATTGACAATACTATGACGAGACTACGGTCGCTTGTTGAGGAGACTCAATGCGGAATGGTATTAGTCAGTCATCTTAAACGACCGCCTGGTGGTGGACATGAAGAAGGCCACGCCACATCACTCTCACATCTACGGGGGTCTCATGCGATTCCACAGTTGTCGGACATGGTGATAGGCTTGGAGCGTAATCAACAATCAGAACAAGAAGCTAATCAAACGAAGTTACGTGTATTAAAGAATCGCTTTAGTGGAGACACAGGCGAAGCTGGTACATTGTTCTTCGATAAAAACACAGGGAGATTAAATGAAACGAATACTACGGGTTTTAGACCTATTAATAATAACAATCAAACGATGGATGCGAATCCTTTTTAAATGATGATCAAACCATTAAAATTATATTTCGACATCGAGACAAACGGGCTTGAAGACTTCGCTCTATTGTCCGATCTAAAGGTAGTTCATTGCTTATCTATATATCAGATGGAGGGTGACAAGATCATAACCTACCACGGGGATAGTATCATACGCGGTATTAACGAGTTGAATAGGGCGGATGTAATTGTCGGTCACAACATTATCAACTTCGATATACCAGCGTTAAAGAAACTATATCCAAAGGAGTTCAATCCTAAAGGTAAGGTCGTAGATACATTAGTTTTATGTCGCGTCATTTCTCCTGACATTGCTCCCGATGATCGTGCTAGGGATAACTTCCCTGAAGAACTGATCGGGTCACATAGCTTGAGAGCTTGGGGCGAACGCTTGAACTTTCCAAAGCTCGACTATGGTCAGCAAGAAGGTGCGTTTGATTCGTACAACGAAGACATGAAAATCTATTGTGAAGCGGATACGATACTGACAGGTAGACTCGCTCAAGAACTTCGAGACTCGGAGCCTGACGCACGGATGGTAAACATCGAGAATGACTTCGCTAGATTGATGCGTGATCAAGAGTTAAGGGGCTTCGCTTTTGACGAGGCGGGTGCTGAGAAGTTGATGAGGGAGTTAACGAGTAAACGAGCTGAGTTAACTGACGATCTACAAAAGATGTTTCCACCTGTGGTTGAGGAGATGAAGACACCAAGTGGGTGGAAGCTTGAGGTTGATGGGGACGAGATCATATCGGAGACTAAAGGCGGTCTTACTGACGAGCTTCGTAAACGAAAGATGAAGTTAGTGTTAGCTAAACAAGCAATAAAACTTCAGCCTAAGTCGAGGGAGATCCCGTTCAATCCTGGTAGTAGAGATCAGATAGCTGACCGGTTAAAGGAACTAGGTTGGGAACCGAAGTTATTCACACCAAACGGTAAGCCTAAGATTGATGAGTCCGTACTTAAAGGTGTTAAACATCCTTCGGCTCAGAAGCTAAACGAGTACCTCATGGTCACCAAGCGTTTAGGTATGTTGATTGACGGTGATAACTCGTGGTTAAACTCCGTAATAAACGGACGCATACATGGTCGTGTAAACACAGGTGGAACGGTTACAGGACGCTGCACACACTCGTCTCCTAACATCGCTCAAGTCCCCGCTGTAAGCGCACCATATGGTACGGAATGCCGTGGGTTATTTAAGGCAGGGGATGGTTACAAACTCGTTGGGTGCGACGCTAGTGGACTTGAGTTAAGAATGCTCGCTCACTACTTAGCTAACTTCGATGGTGGTGAGTATGCCAAGGTACTATTGGAAGGAGACATCCATTCACACAACCAGCAGAAAGCGGGATTAGAAACACGTAATCAAGCCAAGACGTTTATCTACGCGTTTCTTTACGGAGCTGGCCCCGTTCTCATCGGCGATGTAGTTGGTGGTACAGCACGAGACGGTAAGATCCTACAGAAAAGATTCCTGCAATCACTACCCGCTTTAGCTAAGTTAAAGGAACAAGTAGACACGCGCGTTATCAAGTACGGTAGACTACCAGGTTTAGACGGTCGTTCACTACGGATCAGATCGGAGCATTCAGCGTTGAATACTTTGTTACAATCTGCTGGAGCTGTCGTAATGAAGAAGGCTTTGATCCTGTTAGAAAACCATCTACGAAACGACGGATGGGTAAAGAACAAGGACTATGCGTTTGTAGCGAACATACATGACGAGTTCCAAGCGGAAGTAGTACCCGATCGTGCCGAGCGTTTTGGTAATCTTGCAGTCCGTGCTATTGTTAAAGCCGGTGAGGATCTCGGTATGCGTTGCCCGTTAGATGGCGAGTTCAAGATCGGAGATAATTGGGCGGAGACTCATTAACAAATGGACGAGATACAATATGACAGCTATACTACGATCGCACACTTATATGACACTCAAGACATTTCCGTACCGTGGGATTGGAAACAACACTACCAAGATAATATGCCATCATCAAACTCACAGAGAATAGGAGCTATAGCTGAGACACGTTTCGTAGCTGAATGCTTAGAGAGAGACTTCGAGCCGCACACACCTATAACACCTATGCCTTGGGACTTCATCGTTCACTGTCCGGCAGGTGATCTAAAGGTACAAGTAAAAAGTACGTCTACGAAAGTTATAAACCACTACGCAGTTAACACAGGTACAGGCACAAGCACTAAGGAACATATGTCAGATGTTATCGATGTAGTAGCTATATACGTAGCACCTGTTAAACAATGGTGGATGATGCCTAGAGATGTGGTGACGAGTAAAACCATTAAGCTGTATCCTGAAAACCCAACTAAATCAAAGTTCAAAAAATACCAAAATAATTGGAGCATATATTACAAATGAAAACGACACTACTTATAGACGGCGATGTACTCGCCTATCAATCTGCGTTTATCGCACAAACAAACTTCCAATGGGCTGAAGAATTATGGTCAGTTCAAAGCGACCTTACGGTAGCTAAACAATGGATACAAGAACGATTAGATTACTTCCTTAGTAAGACCAAGGCTGACGATTTTATACTCGCTATCAGCGATCGTAATAACTTCCGTCGTAAACTGTTCCCTGACTACAAAGCTAATCGTATATCTAAGTTTGCACCTATCGGTTTAGTTCCTATACGGGAATGGTTAGGTGAATCATACGGTATAGAAGTATATCCTAACCTTGAGGCTGATGACGTTCTAGCAATCTTAGCTACCGAGCGTCCCGATATAAACGACGAAAGAATAATTGTATCTATTGATAAAGACTTCAAGGGTGTACCATGTAAGTTCTATGACTTCAATCGAGATGAGATGCACGATATAGGCGAGGTAGATGCCAACGCTTACCACCTCATGCAAGCCATCGCTGGCGACTCTGTTGACGGATTCAAAGGCGTACCAGGTATTGGTACAGTACGAGCTAAACGAATGCTCGACACCGAAGGAGCAACATGGACGACCGTTATGAAGGCGTATGAAAAAGCAGGACTAACCGAGGAAGATGCGTTAACCAACGCTTGGATGGCGTACCTAATTCGTAAGGGACAATATAATAAAAAGAAGAAAGAACTAACATATTTATGGATGCCTGACGAGTTCACACCCGCACAAAAACGAAAGTATTCCCATCTTATTCATCGGGTTACAGGAAACTTAGATGAAGATTTATCTCGACCAAAACCGTTTGAACCTATAAATATGTAATAGAGTGGAAAATTCTGTTGACAGAAAATTGCCCGACCTTAGTAAGTCATTGATCGAGATGTTAGACGCTCGGTTCCCTTCTCGTTGTCCCGATCCAAAGGATAGTGAGCGGGAGATATGGATGAAGGTTGGGCAACGGAAAGTCGTAGAGTTTCTACAAGATGTTTTTGACGAACAGAATACAACAGTAATCTCAACAAAGGTATAATTATGTGCGGCGGTTCAGCTCCTCCACCCCCTCCTCCACCTCCACCTCCTCCCCCACCACCTGTGGCTACAGCGGAGCGTGTACAACCAGCTCAAGCTAGTAAGAGAGCGGGTGCTAAAACCAAGCGTAAGCGTGGTACTGCCCAACTTACTCGACCCTCGATTGGTGGAGCCATGAAGGGTTCAGGAGTTAATCTGCCTAGATAATGCAATACGAAACGGCTCAAAGCCTATACACTTCCTTAGAGAATACACGGTGGACATTTCTTGACCGTGCTAGGACGTCGTCTGAATTGACGATTCCTTATGTGCTACCGCCTGAAGGTCATGGCCCACATACTAAGTACTATACTCCGTTCCAAGGCATTGGAGCTAGGGGTGTAAACAATCTAGCATCTAAGTTATTAATGGCGTTGCTGCCGCCTAATGCTCCGTTCTTTCGCTTGGTCATAGATCGTTATGAACTTGAAAAGGCAAAGGCGGAGATGGGTGATGAGCAAGCCGAGCAGTTAAGGACTGAGTTAGAGCAAGCTTTAAGCGAAGTTGAAAGAGCCGTTTCACAAGAGGTTGAGGTAGAAGCATTTAGGGTAGGATCTTTTGAAGCGTTAAAGAATCTACTTATCACAGGTAATGCGTTATTGTACTTACCCGATGAAGGTGGGATGCGAGTGTTCAGGCCCGATCGCTACGTCGTTAAACGCGATGCAATGGGTAACGTCACTCATATCGCCGTCAAGGAAACCGTAGCTCCGATGATGCTTCCCGAAGAAGTTCGTCAGGAAGTTTACAAAGAGTCCAAAGATAATACTTGTGACCTATATACTTCCATCGTTCGTGAGGGAGATAAGTTCTACGTTTCTCAAGACGTTAAAGGTATTGTTATTGAAGCGTCGAAAGGATCGTATTCTATCGACAAGTCACCTTGGATACCTTTACGTTATACACGTATTGATGGCGAAGACTACGGTCGTGGTTTCGTTGAAGAATACATCGGCGATCTAAAGTCTCTTGAGTCGTTGACCAAGGCGATCGTTGAAGGCTCGGCTGCTGCTGCTAAGGTGCTGTTCATGGTTAATCCAAACGGTACGACCAGGGCGAGGACATTAGCGGAAGCACCAAACGGCGGTATCGTCCAAGGAAGTGAGGGGGATGTATCCGTTCTTCAACTAAATAAGTTTAATGACTTCCGTGTAGCTCAAACCGTTATGGCTCAGATCCAAGACCGGTTAAGCCACGCATTCCTTTTGAATAGTAGTGTCGTCCGAGACGCAGAGAGAGTTACCGCTGAAGAAATCAGAATGCTGTCACAAGAACTCGAAGCTGCACTTGGCGGTCTCTATTCAATATTATCTCAAGAGTTCCAACTACCGCTCGTATCTCGTTTGATGGAGCGTATGGGACGCAAAGACAGACTACCTAAACTACCAAAGGATATAGTCAAACCTACGATCGTAACGGGCGTTGAAGCTCTCGGTCGTGGTAATGATCTTAATCGTTTGGATATGTTCTTAGCGGGAGCTGGTCAAGTCGTCGGGCCACAAGCTGTGGCGGAGTATGTTAATATTAGCGATTACTTCAAGCGTCGTGCTACTGCCTTAGGTATCGAAACCGAAGGGTTGATCAAGACCGAAGAGGAAATTCAACAAGCTATGCAACAAGCTCAAATGGCGGAGATGGCTCAGAAGCTAGGCGCTCCAGCGATGGGGCCAGCTATTAACGCAATGGCTCAACAACAACAACAGCAACAACCAACACAACAACAAGAAGGATAAAACGATATGGCAGATTACCAAAAAGTAGAAATAAACGAACCAACACAAGCAGAGATTGAACCCGATCAACAGCAAGCAACGGAGGCTGAAGAACCTCAAGCACAGCAAGAACGCCCAGAATGGTTACCTGAGAAGTTTGAGTCAGCAGAAGACCTCGCAAAAGCTTACGGCGAACTTGAATCGAAAATGGGAACAGGGGCAAAAGAAGAAGAACCCGAACAACAAGTAGAAGAACAACAGGAAGAAAAACCTGAACAATCAGAGAATGAATTTACAGAAACTCAAAAGCTTATTAGCGACGCTAGTAAACATTACTACGAGAACGGTGGAGAGATTCCTGACGAAACTTACGAAGCTTTGGAGAAAGCTGGTATCAGTCGTGAACTCGTTGACCGTTTTAAAGCGGGACAAGAATCGCTAGAAGAAGTTGAGATTAATCAGATCAGAGGATCAGCGGGAGACGAGTACGACGCTATGTCCGATTGGGCTGGTAAGAATCTTGACGACGATGAGTTCAACGCTTTTAACGAAGTTGTAAACAACGGTACGGTTCAGCAAGCCAAGCTCGCAGTAAAAGGTTTATATGCTCGTTATAAATCTGAGGTTGGAGCGACAGGCCCTAAGCTCGTTACAGGCGGTACTACAGGTAGTTCTACTATGCCGTTTAATTCGATGCAAGAAGTCAGTCGGTATATGAAAGATCCTAAGTACAAGAGCGGAGATAAAGCTTATCACGCAGAATTGGATCGCCGTTTAGCCGCATCTAACTTTTAATAGTATGTTCGAGTTGTTGACATTATTTCTCACAGGCGGTGGTAGTGCTGCTATGGGGTCAGTACTGAAGGGAGTCTTTGGTATGATGGCGGATAATCGTCAACAAAAGTATGAACTAGAAATGGCGAGGGAGGCTAGGAATAATGAGTTTGCAGTTAAGTTTCAGGAAAGTCTTAATAGCGGTGATGGCGGTATGTTCACTCGTGCTACACGCCGGATGCTCGCACTCATCGGAATGGGTTCGATCGGATTCGTCACGTGCCTCACAGCAATTTATCCAAGCGTCCCGCTCCTCAGTACAACAAACATTACAGGGGAAGGGAGAACAGAGATACTTTTCGGACTCTTCAGTTTTCCAGCAGAGCAAACCAATTTGGTTCTTACAACAGGACATCTCTGCCTCTTTGAATGCTCGGTAGTATTACCTATGATCGTAGGTTTTTACTTCACACCAGGAGGACGGAGATAACAATTTTGACATCGAACGAAGACAGAAATCGTTGCCCTGTGCGCAGGATAACCTCGAACGAACTCGACGCTAGGGTCAGTTAAACACTAACAATAATCTAAAAATAAGGAGATAATAATTATGGCTAATGGAGATACACTTCCATCACGCGTCGGTCAAATTAATTCTGCGGGCGATGTAAACGCATTGTTCCTGAAGAAGTTTGCTGGCGAAATCTTAACTACCTTTGAGGAGAATAATATCTTCAAAGCATTACATACAGTACGCACCATCGAGAATGGTAAGAGCGCTCAGTTCCCTGTCACAGGTGTAGCTTCCGCTTCTTACTACACTCCTGGTCAAAGCATCGCAGACGCTGGTAACAGTTACTTGAGCGACATTAAGAAGAATGAAAAAATCATCACCATTGATGACGTTCTTCTCGCCTCAACTTTCTTGTCCAGCATCGACGACGTTAAGAACCACTACGACATCCGTTCCGTCTACGCTTCCGAGCTAGGTAAAGCATTGGCTATTCGTTTTGATACCGCTATTGCTAAGGTATTCATCGGAGCCGCTCGTGAAACCGTTCCAGGTGTAACCGGTGGTAAACTCGGTGGTATTCTTGATGTGTCCGCTAACGCTATGGGAACCGGTGCTGACTCCGCTGACGACACAGATAATACTGATGTTACAGGAGCAGAGCTTGTTGCTGCATTGTTTACTGCCGCTCAGAAACTCGATGAGAACGACGTTCCTTCCGACGGAAGATTCTGCGTTCTTCGTCCTAGCGAGTACTACAAGTTAATCACAGGAGCTGACGGAAACAACAGCTTCAACTTGGTATCCGCTGTAAACAAAGACATCGGTGGTCTTGGTTCTATCGCTTCAGGATCTATTCCTCAAGTAGCTGGAATCAGTATCTACAAGTCCAATCACTTGCCTTCAACCGATTTATCCGGTGGGTTAGGAATTGACGCTGGTGGATCTAACGATGTGTTCGGTGGTAACGGCGTAGGATACGACGGTAACTTCACCAACTCGCTTGGTATCGTTGCTCACCCTGCTGCTGTAGGAACCGTTAAACTGCTTGATCTTGCTACCGAATCCGAGTATCAGATCGAGCGTCAAGGAACTTTGTTTGTAGCGAAGTACGCAATGGGTCACGGAGTTCTCCGTCCTGAGTGTGCTATCGAGCTTCAGAAATAGTTTCGGTTTGTTTGGTTGTGTTGCGGGTGCGGGGTTTTTTCATTCGTTTTATCTCGCACCCGCTCACATCCTTAAATATTTTTAGTTATGGCACTTACTACAAAGCTTGAAGCAATAAATACTATGCTCGGAGTGATTGGCGAATCGCCCGTTAACTCCATTGGAGCTGCCGTTAGCAGTCTTCCTGTATCCGTAGTAACTGCCTTGAACGTTTTAAACGAAGTTAGTCGAGAGGTACAAGCCGAAGGTTGGCATTACAATACAGAGCATGAATACCCGCTTGTACGGACAGCGACTAACGAGATTAGTTTACCAGTCAATACTTTAAAGGTAGATACTGACCCGCATCAATATACCGACCTAGACGTCGTACAACGCGGTACTAAACTATACGACCGCAAGAATCATACGAATGTATTTAAAAGCGATTTAAAAGTTTCTATTACATTTGAATTAGAATTTGAAGAATTACCCCAGCAGTTCCGTACCTATTTAATTACACGGGCATCACGGAAGTTTGCTAACCGTTATTTAGGATCTCAAGAGATCGAAGGCTTCACGCTTAGAGACGAGATCATAGCGAAGGCATCAGCCGTTGATAGCGACAGCGAGAACGCCGATCGGACGATCTTTGATAACTACGATGTTCAACGTGTCCTTGACCGCTAATGCCTTTAATCACTACATCTGTACCGAATCTTGTACAAGGCGTATCACAACAGCCCGACAATCTTCGTTATCCAGGTCAAGCTGAAGAACAGATAAACGCCTTTAGCTCCGTTGTAGACGGGCTTAATAAACGCCCTCATACCGAGTATGTGGCTGACCTTGGAACTTCGTTACAGAACGAAGCACTCGTTCATTTCGTAGATCGTGATCCGCTTAATAAACACGCTATGGTATTTAACCATGACAGCGGTACTACGGATGTAAGCATCTATGATGTGGCTAATGGATCGGAGATAACATCTACCGTTACTACAGAAGCCCAAGCGTATTTAGACGGCATCACCGAGCCTTTAAACGAGCTTAAAGCGTTGACCGTAGCCGACTATACATTCGTAGCAGATACGAACAAGGAAGTGTCGATGACAAACGACGTATCTGACGAGTTAGATGACGAAGCTTTAGTGTTCGTTAAGATCGGGGATTACGACAAGAAGTATGCTATCCATATCCGAGTAGGGAGTGGTTCAGAACAGACCTTTGAAATTACATCAGGAGACGGTGTAGGCGGAATTGGTAGCGACGCTGATACGGAAGTTATAGCTGGTCAGTTACATACGGTTTTATCAAACGGTGGAGCAGCCGATTATGTTGCGTCCATATCCGTAGCCAATCAAGGTACTCAATACGATGCAAACAATCCACCAGCCGTTACAATCTCAGGAGGAGGCGGGTCAGGAGCTACGGCAGTAGCGACTGTGAACGGGACAGGTAAGGTCGTTGGAATAGCAGTTACAAACGGAGGTACAGACTACACTTCAGTTCCAACCGTTACAATCGCCGCTCCTCCTAGTGGTGGTAGTCAAGCTACAGCGGTCGCTGTACTCGGTACTGTATCCGCTTTTAACGGGACTGCTACTCGTCAACACTCGTTGATCAAACTTACTTCTACTTCAGCCTTTACCGTAAGAACAAGTGATGGTTTATCCGACCAAGCTTTAGGCGTCGTTTATAAGGAAGTCAGTAACATTACCGATCTACCTAAGAAGTGTTACAATGGATTTAGGATTAAGGTAAAAGGCGATGTGGAACTCGTTCAAGACGACTATTATGTAAAGTTTACTACGAAGGACGGGGAAACATTCGGTGAAGGATCATGGGAAGAGGATGTTGGATACGGCGTTAAAACGACGCTTGATAACGATACCTTACCTATTCAAATCGTACCGACTTTAACGAATGGAGTAATCACTTCTTATGCGATTGATACCGCCGATTGGACGGGCCGTTTGGTAGGTGATGATGATACTAATCCTGATCCGTCTTTTGTGGGTCGTACTATTAACGATCTATTCTTCTTTAAGAACCGGTTAGGAATCTTGACAGATACAGCCGTTTTATTCTCCGAGGCAGACGAGTATTTCAACTTCTTTAGAACGACCGTCTTGACGCTTCTTGACAGCGCTCCTATCGACGTTGGTGTGGCCCATACGAAAGTATCTACGCTTACACACGCTGCTGCCTTCCAAGAGAAACTAATCTTATTCTCGCCTCAATCTCAGTTCGTATTAAGGGGAGCTGATTTGTTAACAGCTAAGACCGTTAATATCTCGCCTATTACTGAGTACAATGTCAGTACAAAGGTTCGTCCGTTGTCGCTTACAAACTACGTTTACTTCTCGTTTCCAAGGGATTCTTACGAGGGTATATACGAGTTCTTCGTCAATCAAGATAGCGATGTATTTGATGCTTCCGAGATTACCCAGCAAGTACCTACTTATATCCAAGGTGATCTTCGTAACATGGTAGGAACGGCGAGTGAGAACGTGATTGTAGCGTCGTCTAATAACGATCTTAAACAGTTGTATGTGTACAAGTACTTTTGGTCGAACAAAGAAAAGATACAATCAGCCTGGATGCGTTTTGACTTCCGTAAGGAAATCGTAGGAATGGGCTTTTTAGACTCCGATCTATATGTCATAACCAAAGATGGATACCTTGAAAAGATGGCGATGGAGGCGGGGCATAAAGATACAGGCTACGATTACTCCCTGCATTTAGATCGTCGTTTACCTAGCTCGCATTCAACGCTCGTTAAGACCTACGATCAACCATCGAACACAACGACCGTTACCGGTATGCCGTATGATCCCGATGAAGCCGTCGTTTATGACGCAGTTGGAATACGCCGTGATATAGCCGCTACAGGCGTTGATAGTTTTACTGTTCGTGGTGATCTAACTACTAAGGCGTTTTATGTCGGGTTTGAATACGAAACGCTTTATACGTTCTCTACACAGACCTTAAAGCAACCAACAGAACGAGGTGGTAGATCATCAAGTAATTTCACCAAACAAATAATAAGAAACGGAGCTATCGACTATTCAGACTCAGGTCATTTTACTGTGGAAGTAACGCCGCTTTATCGTGATACTTATAACTATGTATTTAATCCTACCACACTTGGAGCTGACTCGATCATTGGGTCGCTTGTGCTTGATAGCGGATCGTTTAGATTCCCCGTACAAGCTCCCCATGATGAAGTGGAAATAAAGATTAAATCGTCGTCTGCATTGCCTATGAAATTGTTATCGGCTGAGTTTGAGAACTTCGTTCATTCCCGCTCAAAACGATATGGATAATGAATACTACACCTATGATGATTGTATTGTTGAACCAGCTAAAGGCGATTATGACGCTCAAGCTTTATACAACGATCTAAGAACTATGGATATGTTGGAGATCATAGGATTAGGTAATCATCCCCGTTTGGCACTTGAAGAGTCCTACCAGGTAACGGAGAAGCCTTGGACGATATTGACTCGTGACCATAAGATGATTGGATCTTTCGGTGTGGCTCGTTCTCCTATCGAAGGTATGGGCGTTCCTTGGTTGCTTGGTACTCACCGTATGCACTTGATTAAACGCACGTTTATAAAGCATTCTAAAGAGTGGCTTAATAAAGTTTTTAATGATAAGTATGAAGTATTAACTAATTATATCATGGAAGAAAATACATTATCTATACGTTGGTTGAAATGGCTAGGAGCGTCGTTTAGTGACTGTGACGTAGAAGGTTATAAACAATTTACCTTTTATAAGAAATAATCGTTATGTGTGATCCTGTAACATTGACAACATTAGCGGTAGTTTCCGGTGGCGCTCAGTACATTGGTCAACGCCGTATGGCTCGCCAGCAAGCTCGTTACCAAGCGAGAGCTTCTGAGATGGAGCGTCAACGGGCAATGCAGGAACAATCGGCGATGCGTATGCGTCAAGCACAGGAGCAAGAAGCGGCAAATCGTGAACTAGCTGATGTGTCTTTAAAAAGCCGTGAAGCGTTAGCTAAAACCCGTACAAGTGCGGGTGAATCAGGAGTTAGTGGAGCGTCTGTTGAAATGTTATTAGACGATTACACCCGTCAGGAAGCTGCGTATAGAATCGGTATTACTCGCCAACGGGAACTACAGGATGTACAGACAGGACTCGCTTTGACCGACGCTGGATACCGCACTCAAATGCGTCAGATCGATATTAACCGTCCAATTAACAAACCGAGCTTCCTTACTGCCGCAGCTTCTACCGCTCTTAACGCGGCTAGTGCTTACGCTACGGGTCAACAAATACAGCAAGGTAAGACTTCCACGGGGTAGATAATATTATGGCAACTATAGACGACCTAGTAAAAGCTACACGCGGCGCTCGCGTTCAAGTTGCGGATCTACCCGACGCTCCAAAGCTTCAACCTACAATTAGGAGCGGAGGTCAGTACACCGTTGCCGTACAACAAGCAGGTCGTAATAAGCTTATGGACTTGGCTGATGCGTTGTCCAAAGTTAATCCTATACTTCAACAATACGGGGCCATACAAAAAGCAGAACGCGAGTATCAACGAGAACAGGGCGAGTTATTTGCTATGGAAAAGCCTGAAGAGGCTATGGCTGAACTCAATGCTCAACGCGATAAAACAAAAAAGGAACTGCGTAAACTACGGGAACAAGGCGTAATACAAGAAGCGTTTGACCCTGAGTTCCTACTCGGTATTAGAGCGGCTAGAGCGAAGGTACAAGCGAAAGAATTTCGTAATCAATTACTTACAGATCCTGAACTATTACAAAGCGAGAATCCTGTAGGCGTCGCTCAAGAACGTGTTGCTGAGTTTTTGCAAGGTGTTGATAGTCAATATGCTAAAGAGTCTGTTGCTCCGATGTTAGACTCGATTGGAAACGAGTTTGTAAACACAGTTACAAGACAGCAACAAGACGCAGCTATAGCTCAAGGTAAGACTGATTGGTTGAACATGGCACAAGATCAGTTTAAAGCTTGGGAACAAAACGAAGCGGATCTTAACTCGCCTGAGTTCCGTGAGTGGTTCAATGATTCTGCTGGTGCTTTCAAAGGTAATCGTGAGTTCGTTCTTCAGGAAATGATTCAGCCTATGTTGATGGATATGACCGAGCGTGGGAACGCCGCTGGAGCGATGCGTAAAATCCAACAGCTTAAAGATTGGAAGATTAACGACACGGGAGCGAAGTTTATAACTAGCACAATGCAGGATTCATTAAACGCATTGGAGCGTACCATCGTTAGTCAGGGAGCTTATTGGCAACAGCAAGCAGTCACGACTTACAACACAGTATTAGAAGACGCTACAGCTCCGTTTGATACTGAGTTTATACAACGCCTAAACGAAGGTAAACCTATTACTGAAAACTTCCTTAAAGATTGGTCTAGTCGGACTAGGGAAGAGTTAAAGGCTAAGGGTGTAAAACCTAATAACATTGAAGAATATATAACAGGGAAACGGGAAGAAGCTAATAAGAGTTATAATCGTCAAAAGGTTGATACCGTAGCTACAGACTCAGTTGTACTCGGATCAATTCAAGGGAATTTAAATTT